GCCCTAGCCACAAGCTTCAGTGCTTTGTCGGCCAGCACAGCCACAGTCAACACCCTGTCCGCTTGGGATGGCAGCCGGGCTGTCTATCGTCTGGCCATCAGCCCTGACCCCAAGGGTGGCACATTCAGCTTGGCCTTTGATGCCGTCACCGGGACGGATGTAAGCACTTCCTCCATTGCCGTTGGCAGCCCTGCCCTTGATGTGCAAAATGCCCTTAGCATTGATGCCTTGGAAAACAAGGTGACTGTGCAGCAGGTTGGGGCTTATGCTTATGACATTGCCGTTACAGCTGAACCTTCCACCGGTGGCCTGACTGTTGATGACTCCGGCCTGTTGTCCTTTGCCGGGTTTGAAGGTGACCTTGACCTGAACACTGCCAACGCCATCAGCATCCTTGATGGTGCTGACTTTTTTGAAACGACATTGGAAGTGGAAATTTCTGATGGTGCTGCCCATCAGACAGTGCTTCAAATCCCCTGCACCATCCGGTCAGCTGTCATTGATGAAGCTGCTGTTAATCCGGTCACCCTAGACCCTGTGCTGACACAGGCCACCGGTGATGGCCGCTACTTGCGTCAGGACAACAATCTGTCAGACCTAGCCAGCACCAGCACTGCCCGGACTACCCTTGATGTTTATAGCAAGGCTGAGACAGATGCCGCCATTGCTGCCGGTGGTGGTGGTGGTGGTGGGTCTTTCCTTGCTCTGTCCGGTGGGACAATGACCGGTGCAATTGTGTTTGATGCCACCGGTGGTCAAAACATCAGCAAGGGTTCATTTGACACAAGCCGGGGTGGTTACAATGGGATTAGCCTAGTCTGTGCTGTTGGCTATGAATTGAATTGGCAGGGTGGTTGGCTTACATCCTCCACAAGCAGCGGCACTTCCCCCCAACCTTTCTACATTGATAGTGGCTTTGGAACATCCCTGAAGGTCTGGGATGGTGCTACTGACAAGGGTGTGCAGATTACGCATACCGGCATCATTCAAGCTGACGGAACAACTGACACTGAAGTTGGGGCTTGGGGCTTTGGGGTGGAAAACACTTCAGATACAAGCCAGCAAGCCTACATTGAATTTGATGAAGTCCGGGTGCAAAATTCTTCTGGTGGCGTTTCCATTACACCAACAGGCATCACCTTCCCAGATAGCAGCACACTTACCACAGCCCCGGCTGCTGGCCTGACTTATAAGCAGACCATTGCCCAAACCTTTTCTGCCATCAGTGGTCAAGGCTATTGGATGGGTAGCTCCTACACCCTTGGATTTGCTTGGGCTGGTGGGGTATCAGCCAATGATTGGATTACAGCCAATAAGTTTAAGGTCAGCTGCAATGGATACCTATACAGCTTCAATTATGTTTCTTCCGGGACACAGTATCTGAACACGCTTGATGACACCAGCACTGTCAGCCTGACCGGAACAGGTGAAACCCTGTATTTACATTTTGACGGAGAAACTGCACCCTATCCTTTCCTTATCACCTAACCAATGGCTGTTAAATCCTACACCGGCACAGGCTTTGCGGCCTATGTCTTTAACAACAAAGCCCACATCATTGGTGCTGTTCAGGCCGGACAGACCTATGCCATCAACGGCACAGCTAAGGTTGTCTTCAATGCTACCTTGGAAGGGCTGCGTGCTGACCTGACTGCCAAAGGCTACACCATTCTTAACTGATACAACAATGCTGCTCATCATTTCTTCTGTGACCTGCTACCTGCTTGGTGCTGCCACCGGCATTGCCATCTACCGGAACAATGTTGCCAAGCTTCAGGCTGCTGAAGCCAAGGCCAAGGCTGCCATTGATACCCTGAAGAAGTAAGCCAATGCGTCTGGCCTTGGTTGCAGTGCTGGCTGTCTTCCAATCCTGTCAGCCGGAAGTTAAGCCTGACCCTTTGCCGGAAGCTCAGCCCCAGACCGCACAGGTGCTGGGTGAGAAGCTGGACAAGGCTGATAGCCGGGTGGCTTCTGCTGTGCAGGTGGCAAGGGAAGCCAACACTGCCGGGAAGCCGGACAAGGTGGAAGCTGAGCTGTCCGTGGCTGCGGCCTATTTGCCCAACCCCCAGCCCGGGGATTTGGCCTTTGCCCGGCAGCGTGCAGCCGGTGACCCCAAGGCTTACGCTGAAGCTGTGGCCTACGGAAAGAAGCTGAAGGCTGACAATGATGCCCTGTGGCAGAAGATGGAAGCTGAGCAGAAGAAGTCACAGGCTGAGATTGCGGCACTGAAGAAGCACTGTGACGATAAGCAGATTGAGCTTGAGGCAGCCCGGAAGGAAAAGGGTCTGCTCATCCTGACCGGCCTAGGTGCTGGGATGATTGCCCTTGGTGTCCTGCTGGTGGCCTTCGGCCATTGGGTTGGGGTCAACAAACTGTCTGCCGGTCTGGTGGTGCTTGGTGGTGCTATGACGGCAGCCCTGCCTTGGGTCATTGAAAGCAGTTATTTCCCTTGGGTCATTGGGGTCACCCTGTCTGTGGCAGCCTTCCAAGCTTTGCTGGCTATGGGTGTGAAGACCTATCGTTGGCTGAAGCCTGTGCCGGTGTTGACTGAACCTGCAAAGGTAACGGACACAGACAATGGCAGCAGCCCCGGCATTTGACTCAGTTACTTCTGATGAAGCCTTAAAGCAGGGAGTCATTTCCGCTGCCCTTGGTGGGTCTGCAATGGTTGCCCGGCAGCTCTTGTCCACAGACCGGCCTAGTTGGGGCTACCTAGTCAGGTCAGGCATTGCAGCTATGGTCACTGCCTACTTCGTCAACTTCGCCAGCAAGGACTATGTGCAGTCTGAAAACCTAAGGGTTTGCATCTGTGGCGTTGCCGGTTTTGCCAGCCCGGAAATCTTAAACTATGGCCTACAATTCCTTGAAGCCAAGATGAAGGGCAAGGTGCAGGAAGCACAAAGGGGATTGAGCAAGGCCACCAAGCAGCCTAAGAAAAAGAAGAAGACTAAGTGATGGCTGACACTGAAACCAGACCCTATGGGATGCACCCGGCCAACCTGCTGCTGGCTGTCATTGGGTGCATCTTCATTGCCGGTCTGTGTGCAATCACTGTCTATCTCACAGCTGACTTCATCCTAACCAGCATCCGGTCTGCCAATGTTATGGCACTGCTGATAACGGACACACCCGGCCAGACCTTTGTGGCTGATGATAAAAACTTGGAAAGGAATTTGAACAGTGCCACCCAAGCCCTGCTGACCTGCCGGGATGTGAGTCTGGCCTTGGGGGTGGGGTGCTGTATGATTGCAGCTGCGTTGGGTTGGAAGATGACCTTGGGCAAGGGCGGCAAGTAAGGCTTGCTTGCAGGGGTCTGGCTTGGCTTCCTAGGCCGGTATGAAGTCCACCCCTAGACTTACCATTGATGACCTGTCTGCCCTGCTCAGGAAGGCAAAGAAAGCCAAGGCCAAGCCCCTAGCTGACCGGCTGGCCAAGCTGTTATGGCTACGGAAACGGCAGGTTTCTAGGCAGGAGCTGCGGAAAAACTACACAAAGCAGGGTTAATTCAGGGTGGGCTGGTGATTATAAACAGAAAATCTGTTTATAACGATAGACCAAACAAACTGTTTGACCAACCCGGTAAGGCTGACCTAGTGTGCTGGTGTTCCAAACAACACCACCTATGACCACTGAAGACAACACCACCAAGCCCCTTGGCGAAGTCCATTCCCTCACCTGCCGGATGGGTGACCTTTCCCGGATGATTATGAAGCTGCACCCGGATAGCCTGTCCCGCCTGTCCTGCGTCATTGAATACAAGGACTGCAAGGCTAAGGCTAAGGCCATCCGTGACACCATCACCAACATTGAAGACCGGAAGACGGCCACTTGGTTCATCCGGACTGCGGCCAAGCCGGTGGACAACACCGGTAAGCCCATCATCTGAATAACAGTTTGACATACCACCTAACATCATCCAACCTTTCCATCCCAACCCACAACCAAGATAAAACGATTATGAAACCTGAACCCAAGAATTCCAAGGCTGCTGTGCGTCAAGCCAACCAAGCCGGCGTGGTGCTGCTTGACCAGATGCTGAATGTCCCGGGTGACACTGCCCTTGACTCTGCCAACCGGCTCCGGGCCTTCGCCCAGCTCTGCCTGAAGGAAGCTCAGCAGATGGAAGACAACGCTGCCGTGGTGGATGCCTACCGGAACAGCTAAGCACCCAGCCACCCTTTGACCATCCGCACTATGACCACCCACCCTATCACCAAAGTCCTGCCCCTACCCGGGGTGCTGCCTAGCACAAAGCAGCGTGCTGCCTTCTGGCTTGAAGCCCTTGACCGGAAGCCCTGCAACGCTCTACGCAGGAAAGCTATCCTAGCCACCCTTGCACAGCTGAAGTTTCAGGCTAAGCTGGAACACATCACCTACGGCCACAAGGTCTAACCCCTGTGACCAACCGCACTATGAAGCACAGCATTGAAACTTGGTGGGATGCCACCACCCGGCTTTGGATTACCCAAGTGAAGGATACGGAAGGTAACCAGATTGGGTCTGCCCTTTATGCCGGCAGCAAGGCATCTGCCAAGGTCAACCACAGTGACTGCTTGGCCTACGCTGCAACCCTTGAAGCCTAACCATTTCCCTATGACCAACCAACCTATGAAAACCGAATTCACCCAAAGCTTGAAGAAGCTACGCAAGGAAATTGCTGACTACGCCAAAGCTGTCCGCTGCGAAAGCCGGAAGCGTCCCAAGTATCTGGCCAAGGACAGTGACAAGGCCATTGATGCAATGCGTAACGCTTTTGAAAACTTCATTAGCATCCGTATCAAGTAAACCATTACTGACTGTATCAAGTAACCAATTACCAACCGCACTATGAAAGCACACACCACCACCCCGGCTAACCACCGGGCTTCCTATGACAAGCCCCTGACCCCGGCTGACTATGAACAGGGCTGCTACGGCATTGCCCTTTTCTTCCTCACCCTGCTCATCCCGGTTATCCTTGGGGTCAGCCTGTGTTCCTTGTTCACCAGCAAACGCAGCCGGTAACAATCACCCTATAAACATTGGCTGAAACCATCATCAAATTATCTGCTTGCATTAAGCCCATCACCTGACCATAACTGTAACTGCAATGACAAACCTACCTATGAAAAACGACACCAACACCACCCGGAAATCTTCCGAACCCTGCACCAGCCCTGCTGAAGTCCAAGCCCTTCTGGTGGCTAAGCTGGCCGAAGGCAAGACGCTCACCAAGGCTTGCCGGGAAACGATTGATGAAGTCCGTGGCCGCATCACTGATGCACCCCGGATGCTCGATTGGGTTTCCCTTGGTAAAGCCTTTGAAGCCCTGCACGCTGCTTATGGCGTGGAAGGCTTGGTGTGCTTCATCAGCAATCTGCGTTATGACCAGCGTGTCAAAGCACCCAAGTCCATTGGCCGCAGCTTGAATTCGGATTGGATTAACAAGCAGCTGGGTGCTGGCTGAAGCAGCCGGGGTGTAAGGCTAAACCCCTTACACCCTGCATCCATTTTCTACACACAGACAAAACGACTATGCTACCTATCAAGCCAATGCTGGCCAGCAGCAGCACCGGTGACTTCAAGCCCGGCAAGACTTGGGCTGTTGAACCCAAGCTGGATGGCATCCGGGTTATGGTCACCATCAACCACAGTCAGGGTTGGGTCACCTATGAAACCCGGAACGGCAATGCCGTCACCAGCCTTAACAAGCTAACCCCTGCCCTGCTCCGGATTGGTCAGGCTGTCGGCCAGACCATCTGCCTAGACTGTGAAGCCCTTGCTATGGGTGACTTCTTCACCGGGGTAGGTGAGCTGATGAAGAAGACCGGTGAAGCTGAGCTGGCTAAGCTGGCCATCTTTGATGTGCCTATGATTGAAGGTTGGGCTGGCACTGATGCCGTCTGCTACCAACACAGGCGGCAGATGCTTGAACACATCTTCAACACCATTGGGGCTGAGTCCCTATCTGATGAAGGCATCCTGCTTGTGCCTGTCTTTGAATACCTGAGCAGTGAAGACATTGATGCTGAAACCCTGCTGGATACGGCCATTAGCCTAGGCTGGGAAGGCATTATGCTCAAGGATGTTGATAGCCCTTACAGCCCCGGCCGCAGAAGCAAGGCTTGGGTCAAGCTGAAGAATTGTGAAACCTATGACTGCACCATCATTGGCTTCACCCCCGGCAAAGGCCGCTATGATGGGGCTGCCGGTGCTATGCTGGTGAAGCATAACGGCACTATGGTTGCCGTAGGGTCTGGCCTTGATGATGGCCTTAGGTTAGACCTGCACGACAATCCGCAGAAGTATGTTGGCAAGACTGCTGAAGTGGCTTGCCAGCAGCTCACCCCTTCTGGGTCTATGCGTCACCCGGTGCTGGTCTGCATCCGTTGGGACAAGTGAGAAGGCTTGCCCACATCCTACCTTTGATGACCCTATGCAATACACACCAACCCCAACCCAAGTGAGCAAAGACCTAGCCACCTTCATCCTGCACAATCTGCTTCAGGAATTCTATTTCCTGAATGACCGGCTGCTGCAAGGTGACCTGACTGAAAAGGGTGTGCTGAAGAAGGCCAAGGCTATGCTGGCTGATGAGGAAGCCCACCTGAAAACCCTGCCCTACATCCGTGAAGTCTGGCTTGATGCCCACATTGCCTATGGTGGCTTTCTCGCCCTGAGCTACCGGCTGACTTGGGAAGATGGTGAGGAACAGAAGGGCTACGCAATGCCTGTCCGCAAATAACCTATGACCAATAAACCCAAGATGCGTGTATTGGTGGCTTGTGAATACAGTGGCACTGTCCGTGATGCCTTTGCCGCCAAAGGACATTATGCCCTTAGCTGTGACCTGCTGCCTACCGACAAGCCCGGCAACCATTACCAAGGTGATGTGTTCAACATCATCAATGATGGCTGGGATTTGATGATTGCCCACCCTCCCTGCACCTACCTGACAGTTACCGGCAACAAGTGGTTTAAGCCTGAATTCAAGGACAGGTTTCCGGACAGGCACAAGCACCGGGAAGAAGCCCTGCAATTCTTTGTCAGCCTGTTCAATTCAAGCATCCCCAAGGTGTGCCTTGAAAACCCGGTGGGCTATGTTTCCACAGCCTTCAGGAAGCCTACGCAGTATGTGCAGCCTTATGAGTTTGGTGACCCTCATTCTAAGAAGACCGGCCTATGGCTTAAGGGTCTGCCGCCCCTGCTTTCTACGCTGATTGTCCAGCCTGTGTTTCACACTTACAAGGATGGCCGGCGTGACCCAATCTGGCATTACGAAACTATGAAGCTCAAGCCCCTTGAAAGGATGAAGGCCAGAAGCAAAACCTTTCAGGGCATTGCTGATGCAATGGCTAACCAATGGGGATGATTGAATGAGCAGAAGCTTACTAGCCCTATTCCTGATGTGCAGCGTTACCAAGGCCACCATCACCCCGGCTATGCTGGATAAGGTCATTGCCATTGAAAGCAGTGGCAATGCTTCAGCTACCGGTGACAGGGGTGCTGGCCTAGGGCTGGCACAGTTTCACTACGCAGCTTGGCAGGACACATCCGCTTGGCGTGCAAAGCAGGGGTTGCCGGTCTTCCCCTACCACAATGCCCTTAATGCGTCTGTGGCTAGGGACTACCTGCACAGCTGGCTGTCCATCAATGCAGCTAGGTTCAGCCAAGCCACCGGCCGCAAGGCTACGCTGGTTGACCTGTATGCCATCCACAATCTTGGCTTCAATGGATACCGGAAAAGAGGATTTGACATAGAGCGTTGTCCTGCCATCACCATCCGCAAGTCCAAGCTGCTCAGATAATCCAGCCCTTGAAAACAAGCCTTCTAGATAACTTCCCTGCCGTTGCTGGCATTGACCCCGGTGCTTCCGGTGGTGTGGCCGTAGCGACTAAGGAAGATGGTAAGCTGGTCATCCGGCTGCACAAGATGCCCACTGACGCTACGGAGCTTGCACAGGTCATCCCCTTTGGGGCTGTGGTCTTCATTGAAAAAGTCCCTCCCTTTGTCGGCCGCCTAATCCCCAGCAGTGCTGCCTTCAAGCTAGGCAAGTCCTGCGGATGGCTTGAGGGTTGGGCTGCTGGCCGCCAGCACCGGGTTATCCTGATAGCCCCACAGGTCTGGCAAGCCGGTCTTGGCATTGCCAAGGGCAGCCTTACCCAAAGCCGGTGGAAGTCAGCCCTGAAAGCAGAAGCTGCACGCAGGTATCCGGCACTTGATGACCTTACGCTGGCAACGGCAGATGCCTTGTTGCTCTTGGACTACGCCTTTTCTAACCACCAAAACTAAGCACACACTATGGAAATCAAGCCCATTGGAAATACGCAGTATGTCATCCTTCCCTGTGGCACTGTTGCCCGGAAGCTCAAGCCCATCAACCACAAGGGTCAGCTGCTGTGGAATTTGGGCACAGGCAAGGCCGGTCAGACTATGCGGATTAACCTGAACAAGCCGGAAGCCCTGACTAATTATCTTTCCCTTACGCAGAAGGTCATCAAGGAAGCCTAAGGCATCCCGCTTCAGTAGCACAATGGTTGTGCAGTGGTTTTGTAAACCACCGGTTGCAGGTTCAAGTCCTGTCT